GGCCGTCTTGCAGTTTGCCATCCGCTTCGGCCCACGCGCCAGGATAGCCGACGCCCTCGATGTATTCGATCTGGTCCGGCCATTCGCGGTAAATCCAGCACCGGCCATCCGGCGTGTAGCGGATCCAAAGCATGGCCCATGTCTTGCCCTCGCCGGGGTCCACAAAGTGAAAGACCGTGCCATCGCCCGGCACCTTGTCGGCAGGCACCACATGAACCGTGTCGCGGAATTTTGGAAACATCGACATCCTCGCCTTTGTCGGCACACCGTAGGCACGCATCAAGATTCGCTCGCGGTTGCTGCCGCGCAGCTCCGTCTCCATGGCCTCGGGGTTGCCGTAGGGGTTGTCGGCAGTGTGGAAATACACGACGCGGGCTTTCTCGCGGGTGCATTGCTGGATGCGCGGGACGGTCTCCAAGCCGATCAAGTTGCCATCGCGGTAGCGCGGCAGGAGCGGGGCGTCGCATTCCTCCAGCGTCTTTGCGCCGTCGAGGTATTCTTTGACCGTGGTGGTGTAGCCTTCGACCGGCGTAAAGCCGATGCCGAGTTCACCGTCTCGCGTAAGCAAACGAAAGCGCAGGGCTTCGAGCCAATCCGGCGTCACCAATTCATCCGCCCATACGAAATTTAACTCGGCACCTTCAATCGAGGAAACATCCATGGAGTAGAACTTGAACCAACACTGCGAGCCATTCGGCAGCACGAAGCTGTTTTCGGTGAAACCGCCCTTCTGCGAGTAGGTGATATTCGCCACCGCGCCCTTCTTGAGCTTGCCGCTGGCGGAGGGCTTCCATTCTTTCGGCAGATACTCCCACAAATAGGGCTGTTGGTTTTGAATGGATGCCGCTTCGGTCGATTGCAGGCACCATACCTTAGCGCCCGGCGTGTTCACCAAATGCTGCATCGCCTTCCTCGCAAAGTAACGAGACTTGCCCGAGCGGTTGCCGCCAAGGATAAGCAGCTCCGTGACGCCCTTCCGAAACTTTTCCCGCAGCTCCGCATAAGCCGCATCCGCCCGCTCCCAGGCGGGATTCAGCCAGCCATAGCGCCAAGGGTCTTCGACCATGCGGGCGATCTGCTCCTCCCGCTCGCGGTGAATGGCAAGCAACTGGGCCTCCGTGGCGGCGACTTTCTGGCCTTGATACCGCACAACAAACCGTCCATCGGCCAAGCGGCCTTCGACCTCGATAAGCGGGATAACTGGGTTTTGCGTTTGGGGGATCATGGGCGTTTCAAAAGAGGCTGCAAAATTTTCGCCTTTGTTTTGTAGCCAAGCCGCACGCAAGTTTCGTGAGCTTCACGCAAAACAGCGTTCTCAGGATAAACGCCCGTCATGCGGAAATACTTGGTTTGAACCCGCAAATCATCAGCGGATGTATGCACCAGACAATCTACTTCTTTCATTTTGCAGCCCTTTTCAGTTCGTGTTCATGCAGGCTCAACCAGGCAACGGCCTTCCCGGCATCGCCGACATCATCGACCGTCACGCACAGGTCGGAGATAACTCCGGCATCTTGCAGGAGGTTCAGCGCATGGGTGGCGTCGATACGGCGGTGAGCGATGTAGTCGCGCAAGGAGTTCATTTGGATTTCTTTATTTTTGCCAAATCATCCCGGAGTTCAGATACAACGCCGAATTTGTCGTTCTCAAAATCTATTTCAGCCAACGCAATAGCGCGTTCCCCGATATACATTAGCTCTTTGATTTGAGCCAAAGCCTCGTTGCGTTCTTGCTCCAGCCTCGCCAGCTCCTCAGTCGAACGGAGTTCCAATCCGGACAATTTGTCCGCAATTTTGGCCGCATCGGCCTTTGCCTCGTCGCGCTCTTTGATAAGTCTCTCGTAGTGGTTGATGGTCATTGTGGCCATATCCCCATTGGCACGATCCATCAGCGCCGCGTCGCGTTCTTCGGCGAGTTTATTGATGGCCAGCACATGCTCGGTGGCGAGGTCGCTGGCCCTCTGTCTTGCCTCGTCGCGCTCTCTTAAAGCAATCGAAAGCGGCGTGCCTCCGGCGTGGTTTGTGGCCCCTTCCAGTTGGCAGATGCGCTCTGCTTGCCGTTTAATCTTTTCACGCGCCTCGTCGCGCTCACGCCTCAATACGCACATCGGCCTTTGGCATTGATCGTGACAAGTGTGGATTGCGGCAGCCTTTAAGTTTTCAAACTGCCGCCTCGCCTCGTCGCGCTCGCGCCGGAGCTGCGCGATCATGGAAAGCATTTCGTTCGGAGTCATCCCCTCACCTCCGCTTCACTCTTGCAGTCTTCAGTCGCTACGCAATCGAGATGGTATCTCCCATTTTTCCAAAGCCATAGCTCACGACTTACCGTTTCCAGCTTCTCGTTGTCGTCGCGCAGGTTTTTGCGCAGCGTGCGGATCACGCTGGTGAGGTTCATGTTTTCCTCGATGAGCTTTTCGACTTCCGCTTGGAGTCGCCGGTTTTCGTTTAAAATCTCACTCATCGCTGGCCTCCTCCTTTAACTGATCAACAAAATCCCATGCTTGCTTTGCTCGTAGGTCGAAATACCTGGCCATGAGATGCGCCACGCCTTGTAATGTGGTTTCTTCTGCGCTGCAAAACTCCTCAACCAAGCAGGCTATCTGGCCGAGCATGACCCCGTGTTTTTGTTCGTCACTCATAATTCACTTTCAAAAGTTCGCGCTTTCACGATTAAGCGCCGGGCATTTTCCATGAGGTCGAAGAAAACTTCTTGCTCGCCGATGTCTCGGGTGTATTCCGGTGGTTTCACATAGGTGAGGACGGCGCGGAGGTTGGCGGCCAGCTCGACCGAGAGCTTGCAACAATGCGCCACTCCAGGGTGATCCTGCCACTCGCGGTGACAGGCGGGGCAGGCTATCGCTGAATCAGATACTATTGACATATTTATAGGTGTTGTATGGGGTTAAAAGGTGAATGCGCGTGTCCGTCGCGCCCCGGCTCTGAGTCCGTGGTTTGTGGAGACCATTCAGAGGGAGGTCGTTAGTTTTAAGCCATCCGCGCAAATTCCGTTCAGACTGCGGCCTCCTCGCGTGACTCTCACCGACTGGCACTCACGGCTTACCGATTCGCTCATCGCAAAAGACTTAGCTCGATGCGGTGAATCTCGCTCTCGATCTCCGCCAGCATCGACCATTGCTCGCGGTTATAGGTGCCCTTAAACGGGAAATCGCACCGAGAAAATTTGCCGTTCTCGAAGGTAATGATCACCTTACCCAAAGTGTCCGGACACTTTGGGGTGGCCGTGTCTGAGGTGAGTTGAAAATGATATTCCGTGATGCTGCGTGTGGATTTGTGGCTGATGGTCATGGTGTTAGTTTTCTATTTCGGAAATGATTTGCGCTAACTGCCCAGCGGATAGTTCACACGGGCGCTTAAATACCACTTTCCTTCCTCTGACTTGATACAACGCTCCAGGCGAGGACAGCACATCCCGGATTTCTTGCGTTGCCCGTCTATCCTCAAGCCATGCACGCTGCGCTCCTATGGATCGAACTTGGTCTCCATCGAATACCTGCCTGCATTGTGTAGGTGTCAGATTCTCAACGCTCACTTTGAGCACACTGGTATCCTTGCCCTCGCATACCAGCAAATCCACAGAGGTTTCTACTGCCCGCTTTTGCTCGCTATAGGGCAAGCGCACCAGATGCCTTGCGGCCGGATAGTCGGCTACCAGCAGGCAAGGAATAAGCTGCTTGCGGCCAAGCTGCTCAAATCGGGTCACAATGTCCTCCGTAAGAAGCTCAGAGGTTTCCGCTATATCAGCGATTGTCATGTTGTGCTCATCAAGGAGCCGCACGACTATTTCTCCAGCCTTGTTCCAACATTCGATGCCTTGCGTGACAAGGGCAACAAATTCAGTTATTAGTGGTTTTTGTATTTGTTTCATGGTTGTGTTGCGTATTGTTCTGCTTTTTTAAGGTGCGCCAAAGCACCTAAAGTTTTAAAAAATCGCTTAGTGGATTCACTAAGCGGAGCGATGCGAGTAGCTTTTTTAATGTATCTCGCGGCGGATTTTATGACATCCTCTTTACAAACTTTTAAAGAATCGGATTTTTTAAATAACCGCCATATAAAATCTCTAGGGCATTCAACATTACGACGCCCCCCCCAG